ACCTGTAGTCGCTGTATATCCAAACTCTTTTTTAGACCAAACAGGTCAACGTCGCAGCAACAGTAACTTTGCTACATTCAGTACAGCCGTCACGCAAGCTCCTTATACGCTTCTAATACAAGCCCTGAAGAATACGGCTAGGGGTAATTTTTTTGAAGTTGTTGAGAGGATAGGTCTAGATAATCTCAGCAAAGAAAGACAACTGATACGGTCTACCAGAGAAAGTTTTGACGAACCGCAAAAGTTAAAAGCGTTAATGTTTGCAGGCTTAATTATAGAAGGAGCCGTAGTAAGTTACGAAAGTAACATCAGGACAGGAGGGACTGGCGGCAGGATCTTGGGTATCGGCATGAGCAGACAATACAGACAAGATACGGTTACGGTTAGCCTACGATTTATCTCTGTTTTAACAGGCAGAATACTTACTGAAGTGACAACAACCAAAAGCATATTGAGTGTTGGTATCAACGAAGACATATTTAGGTTTGTTAGAAACAATACAGAACTTATAGAAATCGAAAACGGGAATGTTGAAAACGAGTCAATTACTATAGCTTTGCAGTCTGCTGTCGAAATGGCAGTATTAAAAAACGTTGAAAAGGGTATAATAAAAGGCTATTGGAGTTACAAAGATGATTAAATATTTTTTAATTTTTTTCTTTGGTATTGCGTTTGCAGCAGATAACGAAGTATCTATAGATCAAGTTGGTAACACTATAAATATAGATGTAGAGCAGCTAGGATCAGGAAACTTGGTCGGAGGGGCAACAGCTACCGCAGGAAGCATGACCGCCCTCGATCTTGATGGGGTAACTATGACCCTGGATATTAATCAAATAGGTTCAAGCAACTTATTCAAAGGTGATATTTATGCAGACTCATATACCGGTTTTTTTGAGTTTAGCGGCGATTCTAATATTTTTGACATACAAACAGATCCAAACAACACTTACGGAGCTGATTCAAGCAACGTCAACATACAAGTAACGGGATCATCAAACGATATGTCTTTAGATCAAGCAACCGCAGCTATGGCATCAACTTTAGATTTAGATTGGATTATCAACGGTTCTAACAACACGATAGATTCTGATATTGATGTTGATCTTGCGACAAATTATATGGATATCGACGGATCAGATAATACGATAAACTACAACGGCGATGGCTATCAAGGCGGTTACTTTTATTTAGATCATACAGGCGGCTCAAGAACTTTAAATGTTACGCAGGCTTCTACTTTGGATAATGATTGGCTCAGGGTCATTAGTACAGGCTCAAATGGATCTTTCTGCATTATCCAAAACGACCAAGGAACCGCAACAAGTTGTTGATGTAGGTTCGGTCAACGAAGTTACAGGTTTTGCACAAATAGAACGAGATGAGTCTTTTGCGGCTACGAAAGACTTTGTAATTCAATCTTACGACAAAGCTCAAACAGAAGCTGGTCGTATGGGTATAAAGTTTGTTGATGACACCACAATAAAAATTACCGAACATTCACAAGTAATTATTGACGAGTTTGTTTTTGATCCGGATCCATCTAAATCAAAACTAGCCGTAAACTTTTTAAAAGGTACAGCACGCTTTACTACAGGACTTACTGGCAAAGTCCCTAAAGAAAACATGGTGCTACGAACTAACTCTGCAACCGTAGGTATTAGAGGGACAGATTTTAGTGTGACTGTTAATCCTGATACTTCAGAATCTTTGTTTATTCTTTTGCCCGATCAAGACGGCGCCCCTTCAGGCGAAATATCAATAACGACAAATATGGGAACAGTCTTATTAAATCAAGCGTTCCAGGCCACAACGACCACCACACTTGAAAGTTTGCCTTCTGACCCTGTTATATTAGATTTATCTTTGGATTTTATTGACAACATGCTTATTGTTTCCCCGCCAAAAAAGTCTGAAGAAACTAGTGAAGAACAACAATCATCTGATTCGGTTGATCCTATATTAGATTTTAATGAGCTTGATATTGATTACCTTGCAGAGGAAAGATTAGGAGAAGAGGGTTTAGAGTTTACCGAGTTGGACTACGACGCCTTGAACGTAAATTTTCTGGAGGACCTTTTAGATATTATTAGTGAGCTTGATAAAATACAAGATGAAGATAGGCTTGCTCAAGAGGCGACAACAACAACCATAAAAGGTACAAGCGTTGGCCAGGACACTAAAACGCAGATTACAACTATTGTTACAGGTGAGAAGATCAAAATGACTAGAGCAGTTGGGTCAAACGCAGCAATTAATATAGACAGCGGTAATAGTTACACCGTTGTTTTAGAACAAAATGGCGTTGTCAACGAGGTCAAGGTAAACGGCGGGAGTGCATCAACAATAGTAATAAGGCAGAGTTCAGGTTAAAATTTATTATAATTTGTTATGGCAAAAGTATTTTTAGGCGTTATTGCGGTTTTGTTTTCCTTATCTGGGTTTTTGTACTACCAAAACCAGAAACTCTCTGCTTTGAATCAGGCTTTTGATTTACGAGATCAAGAACAAAAAGCAACAATACAAACACTACAAAAAGACTTTGCCTTACAAACTCAAGGCCTGCTTAATTTACAAAACAAAAATCAAGAGATTGAGCTTGAAATGTCTAGATATTTAGACATATTCAAACGGCATAATCTAAGCAAACTAGCTGCAGCTAAGCCTGGCTTGATAGAAACGAGAGTAAATAATGGTACAAAAGAAGTATTTGAAAGTATTGAACAAGACAGTCGTAATATTGACAGTCTTGATGATGGCTTACAGTTGCAGTCTAATCCCTAAAAAGGTAGACGTAGTAGCAAAGCCAGTTGAAAGACAGATTGCACAACCAATTCTACCTAGAGAACTAAGTTTAAAAGCTCCTTATTGGTATGTCGTTTCTGATAAAAATATTGATGTATTTTTGGAAAGAGTAAAGAAAGAAGAAGGTAGATTAGTTTTTGTTGCTATGTCTGTTCCTGATTACGAACTTATGTCTTACAACATGCAAGAACTAAAGAGATACATAAAAGAATTGAAAGAAGTTGTCGTCTACTACAGAACCGTAACAACTAATTAGGAGAAAAAATGAACATATCTAAAGAAGGTATTGCCTTATTAAAAAAATTTGAAGGTTGTGAATTACAAGCTTATCAGGATAGCGTTGGCGTCTGGACCATAGGTTACGGTCATACGAAAGACGTTCAAGAGGGATTAAAAATTACACAAGAAGAAGCCGAAGTCATGTTACAAGAAGAAATGCCTGAGTATGAAGAATACGTCAAAAAATATGTGACGCATCCGCTTGAGCAACATCAATTTGATGCTTTAGTCTGTTGGACTTATAATTTAGGACCAAACAATTTAAGAAACTCAACTATGTTGACCGTTTTGAATCAAGGTAGACTAAATGATGTTTCTTTTGAAATGCAAAGATGGAACAAAGCAGGGGGCGAGGTTTTAAAAGGCTTAGTCAGGAGAAGAAAAGCAGAGTCTTTGTTGTTTCAAGGTAAAGATTGGCATGAGGTATAGATGGCGTTACAAAAGGCACAGTTTAAGCCTGGAATAAATAGAGAGGGGACTGCATACGATAATGAAGGCGGTTGGTTTGACTGCAACCTTGTGCGCTTCCGTATGGGACACCCAGAAAAGTTTGGCGGCTGGTCAAAACTTTTAAATACTGTATATCAAGGAACGGCTAGAGCTTTACATAATTGGATCTCTTTAGCTGGTACAAAATTTTTAGGTGTAGGCACTCATTTCAAATATTACATAGTAGAAAACAACGCGAGCTTTTCAGATGTAACGCCGATAAGAAAAGAGAGCACAAACAGCATTACTTTCTCAGCCACTAACGGTTCCTCTGAATTAACCGTATCAGATACGGGTCATGGCGCAGTTCAAAATGATTTTGTTAGTATTGAAGGAGCACTTACTTTAGGTGGTAACATAACTGCTGCAGTTTTAAATCAAGAATACCAAATAACCAGTATAATTGACGGAGACTCATACAAAATTACAGCAAAAGACACATCAGGCAGTACAGTAACAGCGAATTCTAGCGATACAGGTAACGGTGGAGCAGGCGTTGACGGTT